CAAGCTCTTGCTACCTTGTTTTCCTCCTCCCATTGCCGTCGACATGTTAACACCTCCAAGAAACTTCTTTCCCGTAACTCCGTTCACTATCTCGAAATCATTTAATGCTCTTATCTGATCACGGCAATAAGTATTCTGTCTAAGAGGAGCCATAAACTGATCTTCCAAATCTTGTTGCGCCACTCGTAAAATATTCATATCTCTAACAGTTGTTTTTTGTGAATATGCTCGTATTAGTTGTCTTACTCCATGTCGCTTGTCACCCCCAAACTTAAACGGAGGTGCTACAAAAGAGTAGTCAACTTTAAATTCTATCTTAACGTCATCACATATAGGAGTATAAACAACTTTATCATTAAACGAATATCTTTGAATAGCGGATCCCAAGAGTTCTACACCATCCAACCTGTCTGTTGTATCTAAGAAAGGATTATGCCTATATATATTAGGAGTATAATTGGGTAGTTTTTCAAAATCTAAACCACTCTGAATCAATAAACCATTAGTAAAGTGTTGAACTGATGCTTCTAAATCTTGTCTAAGTACACAACACGCAACACTAAGTCGAGTCTTTTCATCACCTCCTACGTGAATTACTAAAACACTAGATACTTTTCTGCTCTCATCAACTAACACAGCGCCGCACAATCCCATAAAGTTATCACTATAATAGTAATAACCGGAGAAAGGCTGCGTCGAATTAGTAGCATTGCTACTGTACGAAATATTAGTTGCATCCAATCTGGAAGGTTGGCCTAATGTCTTCCTATAAACAAGACGTCCAACTACAGGTGTTGACATATGTTCTGTAGGAAATGAATCAAGTATGTTTTTAGTACGCATATGATCCATTGCCTTTTCAACATAAACAACGCATAAATCTCCAGGTAATTTAAATACCATCCTCTCACACAGTTGGAATTCAATAATAGCATTACCTGGAAAATCATAGCTAGAAATCTCTGTCTTTAGGCATTGCAAGACGTGTCCGTAAGATTCTCGGACGTAATGATATGGCATAATTATAAAATGATTAGCAAAAGACAAGGCAGATACTATTTTCTTATTACAAGTGTTTCTGATAAAAAACACATTCCTAAGAGTAGCTGATTCTAATTCAGAGTATGTTCTAGACACTTCTACACTAGGCTTAGAAAGAAATATTTCCTGTTTGGCTTTATACCAATCATCTTTCGTTT